TTGGCCGCTAGATCAGATCTAACTAGAAGTTCACGCAGTTCATGATCAGACATGACAATTGCAGGTTTCAATGTGTTTTCAACCGAGTCATGATCCGTTTGACTAGGTGTATGATGCACGATCTTGTGTTTGATCATGCTGTTGTCTTTGCGATCTAACTGCGTTGTATTCATAGAATTACGATTAGATAAATCTAATTTCTTTTTGGTCGTTGATCCCGGCCTCTGCAGATGATCAATATCAGCAATAGATTCCTTCGCAAGGAATCTATTGCTGAATTTATTCTTCTTCATATTCTGTATCATCGGCGTAGTCCTCATCTAGGTCGTTTTTAAGTTCATCCAGAGCATAGTCGATGTGCTCGTCTTCTTCACGTAGGTCTTCTAGATCACCCAGTTCAATATCTTGTTCAAGAAAAATACGTAGATAACGCACTGCTGCATCATTTTTCTTGCCAGGTTGGATGTAATCTGTAAACAGTTCCCAGATTTCTAAAACAGTACGATCAGCGATTTCCATGTTATTCTCCCAGTTCTTCTGTCATGTCTCCCGCTGCTTCCAACACGGGGTTAATTTTGGTTTCGTCCCATTCTTCCATGATCTGATCTAACAGACTGTTGGGAATAGCTGAACGGAAATATTTGTGTTCTTTGCCACTTGTGTCAACATATTTGAGTTTGGTACTGTCTTTAAACAGAACTCCTTTTTTCTCAAAAAGTTCAATCAGACCACTGTAGGGATCCATGCCCTTGTCCCAGGGGATTTTGATCTCAACATTTTCAAATGGTTTATTATACCGAGTCTTCATGATTTTGCAAGCAGCGCGGATGCCTCGAACATCAGTGACTTTCTTGCCATCTTCATCTTCCTTGAGTTTGCGTTTCTGCATGGCCACTACAATAGAACTGGCGTAGATGAATCCCTGTCCACCCGAGATCTTGTCATCTGGATCAAACATGTCCTGACTGGCATAACTGTGATTGGTCACTACCATGCCCACATCATATTCGCCAAACATGTTAACACAATTGCGAACAAGTGCTGCTAGTGCTTTTGGCTTGCGTCCCATATCACCTTTGAGGTCTCCACTTTGGAATTGATTCACATCAGTTGGCGTCAACAGCATGCCTAGACTGTCAAGTATAAACAAGACCTTTGGCCTGTCTTTTTCATCCGCCGAATCAAAACGTGTCTTGTAGTCCTTCATGAAATCACTCATGAGTTTTGCTACATCATCGATCATACTCATGTTGACTTTCAGCAGTTTGTCTTCGCTGGTGTCAACACCTAATGGCTTCAACCAATTTTCGTCAAGTGCATTTTCGGTATCGATCAATACTACAAAGATATCGTCCTTTTGTGCATTACGTACAAGATTGCCGGAACAGATATAGGATTTACCACTGCCTGATTGCCCAGCAAACATGGTTACCTTGCCCAGTGGAATACCATTGTTGAAATTGCCAGAAATACAATAGTTGAGTGCGTAGTTTCCGCAGTCAACCCAGTGTTTTGGATCATGGAATCCCAAACTGATACCGGGGATATTTTTTGTCAAATCTTTCCTAAATTTACTCAAATCGAAAGGGCGCACGATTTTCTCCTATCAATAGAATGTTGTCAGATGTTGGCATTGCCTCAAAAGGTCTGGGAGGGATCAACCTCCCAGCCAGTTTACTTCTGCTGTTGGCGGCGCCTGATAGCAGCAATAATATCATCCGGCGTCTGCATTTTTGGCTTGTCGGATTGAGGTGCTGCGGCTGGTTTGGTTGGTTGTGGTTCTTCCCAGGGTGGAACATCATCGACCTGGGTGGCGGCCCTGTTTGGAATCTTATTTAAAATACCAGCTGCAGTACCCGACGAAGTCACAGGTGTTGTCTGCGGAACAACAACCGCTGAATCACTGTCTGCAATACCGTCCATCCTCATGCCATTTGGACGATAGTATTGACCCCAGCGGTCAGTGTCGTAGAGTTCCTCATTTACACTAGCAGTGAACATTTCCATAATGGCATCGAGATGTGCGGCATCGGGTTTCTTTGGCAGGAATGAACTGAGATTCCATAGTCCGTATTGGTTAACAGCATTGGTCTCATCATCAGTGAGTGCACGCTCTTTCATAGCCCACTTGCTGCTTGAATAGTTTGCGTAACCGCCTTTGGTATTCTTGAGTAGGTAAAAATCGCGCCCATGTCGATAATCAGTGGGACTATTCTCAAGATCCTTGTCCATGAGAATTGACTTGACAATGTCAAACACACTGGGGTTGATGATGAATCTACGTATTGGGTTGGCTGGTTCTTGATCTTCCTTGTTGGGATTGGCAGTTACAAAGCCTTGAAATAGATAACTCTTCTTGCGATAATACTTGCGAGCCATATCTTCCAGACTCTTGTCCTTCCACCACGGGCGGATTTCAGCAGTAATTGGACAGGTGTTGGCTTTCCACATGTCAGTGCAGGGAACCTGTACCTCTACAGCCTTGCCTGCTGAGTCTCCCTTGACTCCGGGGAATGGCAGTTTGATAATAAGACGTTCAAGCCAGAAAAAATCGTTGGATTCATCGCCGTCTGGCAGAAATCGCATGGTAGCGCTGGAACCTTCGGGATTATTCCAAAATGGATAAATGGCATTGTCGCCACCGAATCCGCTGCCATTCTTAGCGCGGTCTTTATTGGCCTGCTGTGCCAGCAGTTTAGCCTGGATTTCTTTAAGAGTTAGTGCCATTGTGTGTGCCTCCTTTGTGTGCCTAATAATGGTCTAAAGACAGTGTTGGGTCATCTTTCTGTCCCTCTACTGACAATACTATTTATCACCTGTCATGGATGCAAATCATTATTCCTGAAGTAGTAACAACAAATTTTAAAAACATCCATGACATATTTTTTGATATAATTAGATACCAGCGAGATTTTTCATGCGTTCCAGCATGGCTTCATGCGGGGCCATATATTTTTTCTTAAACACTGCCATTGCTTCGCTGGGTCTTTGGTATGGCATGTTTAGGTTTTCAATCTCTTTGAATCTTTCACCTGTCTTTTGATACACAATATACTCGTGTTTGATCGTACGATCATAGTTATCCTCGTCATGCACAAGATAAAAGTCTCCACTTTGATTGATAACCTTGCCCGACTGGCCGGGTATGTGCTGAATCATGCTGTTTTTCTCCATTTCTTCTAGGTCATTGTCTGCTGGTGTTGAATCTGGCAATGGATCGCCAAAGTTCCAACGTTTTGCACGCTGTTCTTTGTTATATGCAATTTCGTCTTCACGCTCGTGTTTTTTCTGTTTCACACCATATGTATCATTTTCAGACATGACGTGCAGTCTCACAGGCGATGAACTTTTGGTCAAACCTTTGTCTCTGGCAACTTGTTTGGCCCTTTGCAAAGCGTCTGACAACGACCCACTGTATTCCACATGATCCTTGGCGTCTTTTGAACCAACACCAATTACCCATCCGCCGCTGCCTCGAGGTTTTTTGCCATGGGACATTTCGTAATCACTGGTGTCAGTTTCGAATGCTTCATCAATCGAATCGACCCTGCTGCCTACTGAGGCATCTGTGGTGAACATTTTATCCAAAGAGAATTCCATGAGAAATTCGTCGATTTCTCTTTCTTCTGGCAGTTCGGTCTCAGTAGTATATTTGGTGCCGCTGGCTATGGCTTCGCGCACAAATGCTAGGTCCTCTGTGCTGGGTTTCCTGTTTTGTCCCAGCATGGCTGCTATTTCTCTCAGTCGGGCAGCAGCATGTGAGTCAGAACAGGCATCGGCCAGCTCTATCAACTGCAGGTGAAGTCGTGCCAACACTGGCTGTGTATGTGCCACTCCGCTGATATCAGGTCGGCGGTGCCAGGAAAATTTAACAACGTGCGATGACTTGTCTACACCACTGAGGTAGCGAGCCGCTACTCCAAGATCACTGTACAGTGGCTGTTCTTGATCGCAACCGCAGACTTCTGCCAGGCGCTGCCAGAGACTATTGGTTGTGGTCTCGTCTAGTATCACATGTTGATTGGCCAGCAGTCTCTCAGCGCGTGCATGACCTTTTGGTCCCTGTAGGCTCTTCAAACGACCATTGATACTGTTCATACTTTCGCGTACCGAAACTGTCCATCCGCTGACCGCACCATTTTGCCGCATGGCATGTGATGCTCTGCGCAGGCTCATGTAATCTCCACTTAGTTTCGTTATACCCTGTGATACAGTATCATGATTGGTCCCGCCATTGCTGATATGGCGAGCAAAGGCTCGGGCTCCTGACATGTGCAGATAAGGATATACAAATCTTTCTCCTTGATCACTTTCAACAAACAGTGCTCTTATATGTCGCGTCCTAGCACCAGCTAGGTTTTCATTGACAGCACCTGTATGCCGGATTATCAGTTTTGCTGTGCCTATTTTTTGAAAAGAACTCTTGGTGGTTCCATGCCACTTGCCCATGTCTTTGCTTTCTTTGATATTATGCACGGCTTCCTCCCTGGGATCTATCTCTTGGTCGAACTTCTGCCAAACTGTTTTGATGCCTTCTCGCTGGCCAACGGCTCTGCGTATATGATTGCGTATTTGATGAACCTTGTCGAAATCTCTGTCATCATCTAGAGATGGTGTTTTTATGTTGATATAACTGCTTTGTCCTAGATCATGTATTGCTACCAAGATGGTAAAATCATCGAGGTCTGGGTCGCTGCTGGAAAAGGTAGCAAAAAACCGTGTAGCGTCGCTGGGATCGATAGTTTCGTTGCCTCGTGCATCATACATGCTCAATTTTTTGGCCGAACCTTTGACGATTCCATATAGTTTGTCAGTGACAATAGACCAGTCAAAAGCCATTTTAAAATCCTTGTTAGATAGTGTATTTAGTTGAAAATGACCGAAAACGGCAGTGGATCTCTAGTATCGGTCGTGTCATCATCAAATGCATCCTTGAGTATTTCGCCGATTCGGTCGTCCCAGTTTGTGACCATCTGCATCATGCGCACACAAAGAATGGTCGCCATTACACAATCGTCATGTTCACCCTGCTTGGCAGCAAAACCATCGCCTCTGCTGGTGAAAAATTTCATTTGTTTTATCAATAATTTACTGTGAAGTGTTAGCCTATTGCCTTCTACTAAACTTTTCAGTTTACTGCAGGCCATGGCCTTGCTGCGTCCATTGGTATTGAGACCCTTGCGGGTTCTAGTTAATCCCACTTTTTTTGGTTCGTTCAACAACTGGCCAAGAAAATTTTCCTCGCCTATGTCAGATATGGTCTGTAATGCAGCCTCTCCCCAGGAGTTGTTTTCAAATGAAAAGTATATGTCTGGTTCGCCTTTTATGCCACCGCGTTTGCAGTCATTGTAGATCTTTTCAATAATGACCTGCAGCGTTCGAACTTGATTTGGTACACTGGCCCTGTTGCTGCTCCATTCGGCAACCTGGACCATGTTTGGTATTGAAAATACCTCTATGGCTGCAGGGTCCTTGCCGATGCCTGCACTGGGATCAAGGCTCACAAGATAGGTAAGTTCCGGAGCAGGTTTGACATACCATCTCACGTCATTGGTCTTGTAGAGAGGATCTATACCTTTCAATCGCTGCAGAGTCAACCCACTGATCAGTGTGCTTTCTTCACCGGCAAACTGACATTCATATTCACGCATGAAACGCTCGTCGCCAATTTTGGCACGCTCTACTTCGGCCCAGATTTCATCGCGTCCGGGAACGTCGCTGTAATGCGCAGAAAACCCTTTGAATCCGTTTCTACCAATGCCGTTGGGTATCTCGTTGCCTTTTTCGTCAATGGTATTAATAGCGCCAAACCACAGTTGAGCAAACATATCCTCATCGCTGGCGGGGGTTGAAGTGATGATGCATTTGCCACCCGTGGCCAAGGTAGGGGCCATAGCTGTCCAAAACTCAACAGCTACTCTAGGTCGTACATAGGCAAACTCATCTAGATACAATAGGCTGATACTCATGCCGCGGCCACTGTCTGGTGTCGTTGTAGTGGCCACAATACGTGAACCGTTGTCAAACCTTATACTGGTAACATTGTATTCCACTACACCACATCTTATGTGATCGGGCATCTCCTCATAGGCATATTTGATGCGCATCATGATCTCATTAGCGGCCTTGAACTTGTTGGCTGCGATCAGCACCGTTACATCGTCGTTGAACATGGCATACCAAAGCAAATATCCTGCTGCAGTGGTTGTATTATGGCTCAATATGCCATCTGCAAAATATCTATGTTCCGGAGAATCTACTGACAGATCATACATGTTGTCGCTGTAATTGAGATTGATCACTGACCGCACCCTGACCGGGCCAGACGCTGTGATCACCACATGGGTTGGAGCAAGGTCCTTGACAAATGTTTCATGATAGT